ACGATTTCTTCGTCAACATCTTGACCAGCATCACTGAGTGCTGCGGTAAGAGATTCAATAGCTGCGGCTTTTGATACACGGCTAGTCGCTGCTCCACTCGCTTTTGATGTCCCACCAGATGCGGGGGCTTTTTTTACATATACGCCTGCTTTTGTCAGAACCATTCGAACACCGTTTGGTGACTCGCTATGCTCTTCTGCAATTTCTGCAACGATTTCCATGCTGTTTTCTGGAGTTGGGTTAGCGGCTTCATACGCCTCGATAACCTCTGCTTTTTTCTCGTCTGTCCACGCCATTTTACGTTTCCTTCTGTTGTTGATTGGACCGCCGGGGCATGTACCCGTAGCGGCTATTTGTTGGTAATAAAATCTATCGCCCAAAGTATAAGTCTACTACGGCTAGGTAGCCGCCTAATACTGATACACAGATACCGAAGGTCAATAAACCGATTAATAATGTAGCCATAATTGTTCCCTCATTTCTATACTATATATTATAGTGGACTAAGCAAAAGAAGTCAAGAAGTATTTTTAAATACGTGATAAATCAACTCCGTATTCTTTCAAGTGCTCAAGTTTGCCTAAATCATATGCAAGCGAAAAAGCATTGAACCCTCCAGTACCTACGTTAGCCCACGTATCGGAGTCGTCTCGTACTTTTTGAATCACATAGATTGCATAGCACTTACTCCCGTACTTTTTTTCATAGTTTGTGTCCACAAACCCGGGGCGTTCTGCCTGATAGTTTATAGACAGCTCGTGCTCTACTATTGCTGGTGCTGAATATTTTGCAGACCAAACCAACTCACCTTCTGAAAAATCTTCAGCAACACACTGCTCTGGCAAATAATCCACAGGCTGGTCGGTTTTTTGAGGAACGCCTACTCTTTGGATGATTGCTTTGATGAATCCAGAGGATCTGTACAGTCCTTTTGCGATTTCGGCAATGGAGTCTCCCCCAAGGAAGTGTTCAACAGCCTCACTAATTTCTGCGCTTGTAGCTGCTCTTCCGCGATTCTGCGCTTTACGCTTCTCACGATACAGTTTTTTATCTTCGTAATCATCTATGATTCTCTGAAGTCGCGTTGTGTTGTATGCTATATTCAGCATCGCACACGCTTCTTTCTTCGAGATTGGCTGATCCTTGCTCAGATGAGAGATCACTTTCTCGATGTTGATCGCTGTCAAATTCTCGTAATCTTTCTTCTTTACTCTTGCCAAAAATCTTCTCCCAATTAGTATCAAACTTACTTTTGTCTGTAGGTCTTTGCTTACTTCCCTTGCTCACGAGGATCTTCTCCTATAGCCATCTGTAAGTACCAGATAGCTTTCTTTAAGTCTTGTTTGCGATTGTCTTTATTATGACAACGCCACAAGTACTTAAATGCGTTTAACCGACAGTATTCTTCAAATGCTTCTTGAGATGCTGCCGTCTGCATCATCGCATCAATACATTCTATGCCCTCTCGCTTGTAATGTAAAGGACTATTTACTGGGTCATGTACTTTTATTTCACTCATTCTAATGCCTCTGCTACTTGGGGGAAATTAGCTGCAATTACTTCCCAGCACTGATCTGCTACTACCATATGTTCTTTCTGAGTGCCATGACCCCGCCGCAATTCACAATAATGAATCCAACTGCGAAGAGTTCCAGACATATAAAGTACACTAGAAGTATTTCCTTCAGGTAGTACTGCACGGGCTTGCTCTTTTGCAATACCCTGGTCTAATGCCCACTTATACTGTTTTTCAGCTTCATTTATCACCTTTCTCTGGCGCATCCACCAATCTTCATATAAGCGTTCGTGTTGAGTTTTATTCCCACCTTTGCCAAAATCATCTGTATCTATATCAATACTGTTTTGGCGATTCTTTGGGTCTTGTAGTCGAGCATCTCGAGTCTCAAAACCTGTTTGCACAGCATATCGCTGACTAAATTCTTGAAAACTAAAACTACGATGCCGCAACATTTGTCGCGCAATATCTCGAGTAGTAGTTATTTCCATAGTGATAGATACCATCTCGAAGGGAGACCAGTGTCCATGCTTGATAAGGTATCGTAGTAATCGAGGTGAACTCTCATGATGGTCTTGATTCTCTGGGTTACTGACACGGGCTGCGTAGGCTACTAACTCTTCTGCCGTACTACATCCTGTAATACCACTGGGCTTTGTTAGCCCTACTAAATTAACTTTACTCATAGTTTCTCCAATAATCTTCAAACTCTTCGTGAGAGTTAAACGCTGGTTCAGGATTTTTAAAAGTGTCTATGTTTCCTTTTATACTTCCTATGTTCTTTGTATTTCCAGACCCAGGACGCTTGCCTGCAATCTTCCACTTCTCTTGAAAAAACACTTCTACATTTTTATATGGTGTACTACCACTAGGGTCACGCTCATATATAAAGCCTAATACATAATGTTTATTGTATGTATCATAAGGGTATACAATGTTTTTCGTATTGCTTCTTATAAAAGAAGTATAACTACCTAGCGTGAACCCGTTAGTTCTCTGCTTATAAGTAGTCTTTACGTCTATCGCTATATTACCTTCAGGAGTTTTTATAGTAAAATCAGGGTAGTAGTTTTGTTTTTCTGGTTGTACTACTTCGTGTCCCTCACTTAACTTATCTACAAAATCTTCTGAAAGTATCTCAAAAAGGGCAGATAATACTTTAGTATCTGTTTTTAGTTTATACACTTTTCCACTACTAGAAACAAATCCTAGTATTTCAAAATCAAATACTTCATCTTCGAGTAGACTGTTTGCTTTTTGTACTAAGTCCATTTACTTTCTCGTGATTCGTTGTTCGTAGTCTGCCAAATCCTCATCCCACCAAGAGGGTTTATCTCTGCCTGTCCAGCTGGCAAAAGTAGCCTTGTCAAGCATATAGTAATTACGGTAAGACTGTATAGGGTCAGTCTCGTCTTTGAGTACATCGGGCATTGCCATGGCAAATGGTGTAAGCCCCACGCGCTCAAGTCGTGTTGTCTCAGGTAGTTTGTTAACGACCTGCCAAAAAGATTTGTGCTCTTTTCCATATCTGTATCTATACTCTTCTGCAAGTGCATGAGCATAGCAGAAAGTCCACTCGTAGTTATCTAAGGATGACCTCGCCCAGATTGTGCTAGGGTGATTATACATCATACCAAGATAAGGGGTTAGCTTACGCTCTTCTGGCTTGAGAGGCTTCTCAAGTTTCTTGTATTCGTTTAGTACTGCTGCTTCATCTTTTTCAAGAGCACGAGGTACAAAACCTAGAAGGGCGTCTACCCAGATAACAGTACAACAAATTTGCGCTGCTTCGAGTATCATTTTGTTGACGTGTTTGTCCACATGATATTCAGCACATACATCAAGATTTGTATCTAGATTGAACAGATTCATCTATACTCTTTACCTTTCATTTTTAGGTTTCGGTTCCATACGTGCAACTCAAGTACACCATTGTCTATATCGAAGGTTTCTTGTATTAGACGTGTCATTGCGACTACATCTCCTAATTCTTCGTGTAGATTATTGATGTGCTTCTGCTGAACATACCCGTGCCGCAAAATCTTAGAGCAGGCACGGGTAAGCTCACCGCATTCTTCCATTGTAATAATAAGTACTTTTTCTTTATTCATGGTAGTATTATACTGCCATTAGTAAATATTGTCAAGAGTTATTTGCTCTCGCGTAGCTTACCAAGTACAAAGTCGGGTGCTGTGTACAGATAAGGATCGTCAGGATGATTATCCTCTTTTCCTTCTTCAATGAACCAGTCTGTAACTTTGCCATTGTCGATAACAGCAGCGTATCTCCAAGACCGGCGTCCAAAGCCTATATTATCCTTGTCCACGAGCATTTGCATTCCTTCAGTAAATTTGCCACTTCCGTCCGGAAGAACAATTATCTCTGAAAGATCATTCTTATCTGCCCATGCATTGCAAACAAAAGCATCGTTTACAGTAACGCAGAAGATATGATCTATCCCTTCTGCGTAGAACTCAGTCGCTAACTGCTCAAAGTCAGGTAACTGATAGGTTGAACAAGTGGGGGTGAATGCTCCTGGTAGAGAGAATATTAAATTTCTCTTACGAGCAAACAAGTCAAACGAGGTTGACTGTAACCATTCGTAGTTGCCTTTAGAATCTACTCCTCGGCGATGAAATACTACTGATGGAATTAGTTCTGGTAGTGAGCGCCAGTATCCGGTTTCTTCATATTGTCGGCGCTCAGCATCTGTGCAATAAATTGCCATACTTATACATTCTCCATTCTAACCATTAGTCTCTCAGCTCTGTTAGTAACCTGCTTGTGCCATAAAGAGTCTCGTCCTTCTACTCCTGCACGCTTCCAGTCACCCTCTTTCAAAGCTGCTGTAAAATTCTTAAATTTGGAAAGTCTAGTGCGTCCCATGTTAAACATCATGTTTACTAGAATTTCTTGTACTTCTCCTGGGAATCCTTCCCATACATCTTCATCGTATAAAGCAACGCACTCACTTACAGCTAAGTCAAGATCATAGTCGAAGCACTCTTGTACTCTCTCTACTGATACAGGCTCGCCTACCTCGTAGTTTTGCTCCGGATCTGTGTCAAGTACTAGATGCCCTACTCCAAAAGTTTTGTAGCCAAGATGATCTAAGTATAGCTTATACTCGACACCTTCGTCAATTTTTAGCTGTTCGTAAACTGCTTCTCTATTCATGTTTATTCCTGTAATCCGCTGCTGCGGCTTTGGTAGCACCCATAATTTGTTTTTAAAATAGCGAGGTCTTGCGACCCCGCTACGGGTTTTAGTGTGTAATGGCTTTTGTTGTGCCTCTTCGTGTATCTCGTAAAGAAATCAGTTCCCAAGTATCATCTTTCTTATTATACTCGTGTATAAGAATGATGTCTGATAATCCAGCCCTGAATGCTACTGTTTCCATTGTATCACGAGATCCTACCACTACTACTTCTTCCATCGGCTTTTCTGGCCTTCGTGCACCACCTTCGCTGGTGTCTTTGTGCTCGTCTGCTAGAACAAAAGATGGAGTGGTAATTGCTGCGGTCAATAGACCTATTGTAACCCACACTGATAGTTTTTTAGAACTACCCATTTTACTCTCCTCATGAGATTGTAACCTTAACGGGTTGCAACTCTTTAGGGAGTTCTTCATGCAGATCTATGCATAGCAGGCCTCGTTCCATGTAAGCACGATCAATCTGAACGTGTTCGCTTACACCAAACGTCCGTGTGAAACACTTGCCGCTTAATCCTTTATAGATGTAGGCTTCGTTTTCATTAACTTCCTGTTTGATTTTACCATTTACAGAAAGTACACCTTTATGTAGATTGATGTCAATATCA